GAACATGGTGCAGTACCCGGCCGGCCGGCCGTACACGCCCGGCCCGTTCTCGCAGATCACGCCGCCTGCGCCAGCCGGCCTCGCGCCGCCGCCATCGGCGTTCGCGCCGCAGGGTGGCGGCGGACCTGGTGGCATGCCGGGCGGGCGGATGGGATCGACCGACCGGATGCCCGGCAATGCATTTGGCGCGCAGCCGATCGCGCCCGCAGCGGCGTTCGGGCTCAGCGGCGCGTCGCTGTTCGGCGGGCCGATTGGCCTTGGTGCTGGCGCCCTGGGGCTCGGCATGGCGGCCAACAACATCGCAGCGAACCAGGCGATGCGCGACTTCTACGGCGCGCCGGCCATGACATTCGGCCAGCAGCTCGGCGGCCTGTTCGGCGGCGGACTTCTCGGCGCGCTTGGCATCGGCAACTCGAGCGGCCTCGGCATCACGCCAGAGACGGCGCAGTTGGCATATGGCTACGGAGTCGACCGCAACATGGACGTCGGCCCGGTCGTGAGCGCGGCGCCGATCGGGTCCGGCCTTGCCGGCATGTTTGGCGGCACTGGTTATGGCTACGGCCCTGGCGAGAGCCAGACCGCAGTCGGCGGCATGGACTACAGCTCCACCCCTGGCGCCGACACGCTCGGCGACACGGGCATGTACTGATGGACAAGCTCCGCCTCGACGTCGACCGCGGCGCGAAAGCGGAAGCGCTGCTGCGCGATCCGCTGCTCGGCGAGACGTTCGACGCGCTGGCGGCGACCTACGCCGACGCCTGGGCGGCGACGTCGCCGTCCGACGCGGCGAAGCGCGAGGAGATCTACAGGCTGCAGCACAACCTGCGTGCAGTCAAAAAGCACATCGAGCAGGTCGCGGCCGGCGGCAGGGTTGCCGCGCGCGAGCTCGAGGAGCTGAAGACCCGGCGCTTTCGGGTCTTCTGAAGGGGAGACTGAGACAACCCGCAAGGGATCTCGCCACTACACACGAGCACACACATGTCGACCAGCACCAACCCCGACGCGGGGAGTGCGCCGATCAGCCTCGACCAGGCTGCATCTCTCCTGCTGTCTCGCGACGCCCCTCCTGCGGAGGACAAGCCGACCGAGGCCGCGACCACCACCGACGAAACACAGCCGGCTGATCAGCCGAGCGGCGATATCGAGGACGCCGCGACCGGTGACCAGCAGGCAACGGATGAGCCGGCGTCGCAGCCGACGCAGCCAGAGCAACCGACGTTCTCCGTCCGCGTGGACGGCACGGAACAGAAGGTCACGCTCGACGAGCTGCTCAACGGCTACCAGCGGACCGCCGACTACACTCGCAAGACGCAGGCGATCGCGGAGCAGCGCAAGCAGGCCGAGGCGGAACTCGCCGCGGCCCGTGTCGAGAGACAGCGCTACGCCGAGACGCTGCGTCAGCTCGAAGCGCAAATGAACCAGGCGCAGCCCGAGCCCGACTGGAACAAGCTCTACGCCGAAGATCCGCTCGAGTACGTCAGGCAGAAGGACGCCTGGCGTGATCGGCGGGAGCGGGCGCAGGCACTCCAGGGCGAGCAGGCGCGTCTCGCTCAACTCCAGCAGGTCGAGCAGCGTGCGCTGCTCGAGCAGCACCTGGCAGTTGAGCGGCAGCGTCTCGTCGAGGCCATTCCAGAGTGGCGCGACGATCAGCGTGCGGCGAAGGAGCGTGAGGCGATCGTCACGTGGGCGAAGCGGGCTGGGTTCTCCGACCAGGAGATCTCGCAGTCCTACGACCACCGAGCGGTCAACGTGCTTCGCAAGGCCATGCTCTATGACGAGCTCATGGGCAGGAACCTCGCGGACAAGCAGACGCCGAGGGCGGTGCCAGCGATGGCGCGTCCTGGCGTGCCGCCGAGCAAGAACGAAACCTCCTCGAAAGCTCGCCGGGAGGCTCTCTCCCGGCTGTCGAAGTCCGGCCGCATTGAAGATGCGGTCGACTTTTTGATGCAGAGGTAATCCAATGGCTACGTTCAAGACCTCCGACGCGATCGGCGAGCGCGAAGAGCTCGCCGACGTCATCTACCGGATCGACCCGACCGACACGCCGATCTTCTCGGCGCTGAAGAAGGAGGGTGCGCGCGCCGTCTACACCGAGTGGCAGGTGCAGGAGCTCGCGGCCGCGGCGGCGACGAACTACCAGTCCGAGGGTGCGGACTACAGCTACGTCAACCCCTCCGCGACGACCCGCATGGGCAACTACCACCAGATCAGCGTGAAGGCGGCCTCGGTCTCCGGCACGCTCGACGCGGTGGACAAGGCGGGCCGCGATCGCGAGACGGCCTACGTCAAGACGCTCAAGGGCCTCGAGCTGCGCCGCGACATCGAGAAGTACATCGTGTCCGACACGGCGAAGTCCTCGAGCGATCCGCGCAAGGCCGGCACGCTGTCGACCTGGATCACGAACACGTCGCTGTCCTCGACCGGCACCGCGTCGGCGAACCCGACCGGCGACGGCTCGGACGTCCCGTCGCTGACCGGCACCGATCGCGCGATGGCGATCAGCCAGATCGACGCGGCGATGCTCGCGGCGTTCGAGGACGGCGGCAAGCCGTCGATCATCACGATGTCGCCGACGAACAAGCAGGTCTTCTCGAACCTGTCGTCGGCCAGCGTGGCGACGAACCAGATCATCGCGTCGGCGAACAAGGACGCGGCCTATGTCGGCGCGGTGTCCCTGTATCGCTCCGACTTCGGTGAGCTGAACGTCGTGGTCGACCGCTTCCAGGGCAATGACCGCCTGTTCATGCTCGACACCGACTACGCGAGCATCACCACGCTGCCGGGCCGCAACTTCACGGTCTCCGACGTGGCTCCGACGGGCGACGCGACGAAGTTCGCGATCCTCGCGGAGTGGTCGCTCAAGGTCACGGCGCCGAAGGCGCACGGGGCCGTGTTCGACCTGACCGGCGCGTAAGCGCTGGCAGCAGCAGCCTACCTGGGGCGGCAGGGAAACCTGCCGCCCCTTTCTTTTCGACAACGAGCACGAGACCTCCGATGCGTAAGCTCGTGAAGAGCGATCCTGCGACCGGGACGCGGACATGGCTCGAGTGGGACGGCGACAAGCCAGTCTTTGCGCTCGAGCAGCACGTCGACGCGATCGTGGACGCGAACAAGTCCGCGCAGAACGACGTCGGCAAGGGCTCGTTCATGCGTCACCGCGGGCCGCAGAAATACGCAGAGATCCCCGCCGCGATCTTCTGGGCGAAGGTTCAGGAGTTCGGCTGGCCGCGTGACAACCCGCAGGCCTGGCGCGACTTCGTGAATCATCGCGACTACCGCCACTTCCGCACGATCGGGGCGACGATCTGATGGCGATCACGACCTATTCAGAGCTCAAGACCGCGGTCTCGAACTGGCTCGCGCGCAGCGACCTGACCGACCGCATCCCCGAGTTCATTGCGCTTGCAGAAGCGCGCATGTCGCGCGCGCTCGAGACGCGCACGCAGGAGAAGCGCGCGACCTCGACGCTCACGGTCGGCGACGCATACGTCCTCCTGCCGACCGACCTGCGGTCGGTGCGATCGGTCAAGCTGCAGACGTCGCCGGTCGAGGTTCTCGACTACCTGTCGCCCGAGGCGATCGACATCACCTACCCGTCGAGCGGCAACGGCATGCCGCGCGCCTACACGGTGATCGGCAGCGAGATCAAGTTCGCGCCGGCGCCGGACGACGACTACACCGCGGAGATCACCTACCTCACCGGCGTGCCCGCGCTGTCCGATGCGGCGCCGACCAACACGCTGCTGACGCGATACCCCGACGCCTACCTGTACGGCTCGCTCGCGGCGGCCGCTGTCTACCTGATGGACGACCCGCGCGTGCCGCAGTTCGAGCAGCTGTGGAGCCGCGCGCTCACCGAAATCACGACCAGCGAGGACGCGGCCAAGTTCGGCGGCAGCTCGCTGGTCATGCGCCTCGCGTAAGGAGCCCGCCATGTCGAAGTCCAATGCCTTCGAGCAGAGCCTGCTCGAGCTGCTGTTCAACAACAGCAACATCGCGAACGTCGGCGACGCGACCGGCCTGCGCGGCTCGAGCACGGCCGGCAGCCTCTACCTCGCGCTGCACACGGGCGACCCTGGCGAGGCCGGCTCGCAGACCACCAGCGAGTGCGCCTACACGAGCTATGCGCGACAGGCTGTCGCACGCTCGGTCGCGGGCTTCACGATCTCGAGCAACACCGCCTCGCTCGCCGCCAACGTGGACTTCCCCGAGGCGACCGGCGGCAGCGAGACGGCGACGCACTTCTCGATCGGCACGAGCTCGAGCGGCGCCGGAACCGTCCTCTACAAAGGCAGCATCACGCCGACCATCGCGATCTCGTCCGGCGTCATCCCGCGCGTCAAGTCCGGCTCGATCGTCACTGAGGACTGACGCATCGTGGCTGTCATCGTCACAGCCTCGCCGGAGTTCTCGCTCGACAGCCTGACGACGTCGATCGACGATCTCGTCGAGTCTCTCGACACCATTGGCCTGCCGCACGGCGTCGCGACTTGCGCGGCGACCTCCGGGCGGATCATCGCGGCGTTACCGCAGGCGTCGCTCGACAGCTTCTCGACGTCGATCGATGCCCTCGACGGGACGATCGATGACCTCGGCCTGACCAAGGGTGTCGCGACAGCATCGGCAGCGGCCGCGATAATTGCGAGGGCTTCTGCCAATGTAGCAGCAGGCGCAGCGACTTCGTCCGCTGCCGCAATCGCGCTGGCCTCGACATCCGCGGCTGCTGCGGGCCTTGCGGCAGGTTCGGCAGCATCGGCCCGGATCGTTGGCACGACGGCTGCCGCTGCCGGCGCCTCGAGCGGCATCGCCTCGGCCGGCGCCACGGTCGGCGTCCAGGCAACGGCCGCGGGGTCTGGCACGGCCGCCGCGCTGGCGGCGAGGTTCCTGCAGGTCAACGCGGATGTGGCGGCTGGGTCGGCAAGCGTGTCGGCGATCGCCGTGCCGACGCTGGCAACGTCGCTCGTTTCCAGCTCCGGGTCGGCAACGGTATCGGCGGCGACGGTCATGTTCCGCGCCGCCAGCGCGACTGCAGAAGGTGCCGCCACGGCTTCCGCCGTGGTGTCCGCATTGGCGCTGGCGACGCCGTCTGCAGCTGGCTCGGCGGCTGCAAGCGCCGCCGCGCTGCGGATCGGCTGGGGCCTCGGCGTCGAGGGCGCAGAGAGCTGGACGCCGCAGGCGGCTGGCGCAGAGGCGTGGATCGACGTCGCCACGGGCGGCGAGGCTTGGAGCGAGGCGGCGGCCGGCGCAGAAGCCTGGTCGACTGTCGCGAACGGAAACGAGACCTGGGCAGAGGCGGCATGATCGAGCTCGGACAATGGCTGCCTGACCAGCCGGCGCTGAGTAGCGCCGGCGTGACGGTCGCCAAGAACGTGCTGCCGGCCGCTCGCGGCTACAAGCCGTTCCCCGACCTGTCTGCGCTGTCCCAGGCGGCCAGCGAGCGCCTGACCAACCTGGCTGCGACCCAGACCGCCGGCGGCACGGTGACCATCTACGCCGGCGGCCTGTCCAAGCTGTTCAAGTTCGTCAAGGCGACCAGTGCGTTGAGCGACGTCAGCAAGGCCGGCGGCTACGCGACCGCATCGACCGACAGGTTCTACTTCACGACGTTCGGCGATCGGCTCATCGCGTGCAACAACGTCGATCCGCTGCAGTTCGTCTCGATCGCAAGCGGCGGCAATTTCGCCGACCTGGTTGCGTCTCTCTCGTCCAAGTTCATCACGACGGTGCGCGACTTCGTCGTGACCGCCAATGTCACCGAGAGCGGCACGGCGACGCCGTACCGCGTGCGCTGGTCGGCGATCAACGACGCCACGAGCTGGACTGTCGGCACCAACCAGGCCGACTACCAGGACATCGCCGATGCCGGCGCCATCACCGGCCTGGCCGGCGGCGAGTTCGGCGTGGTGTTCCTCGAGCGCGCGATCGTCAGAATGCAGTACGTCGGCTCGCCGCTGGTCTTTCAGTTCGACCGCGTCGAGACCGCGCGCGGCTGCGAATATCCTGGCAGCGTCGTGCAGCTCGGCAGCGCGTGCTTCTACATCGCGAGCGACGGGTTCTACGTCTTCGACGGAAACGCCTCGAGGCCGATCGGCAGCGAGCGCGTCAACCGGTGGTTCTTCGACAACTCGAACGCCGCGTATCGCGACCGCATCACGGCGGCGGTCGACCCTCTCAACCAGCTGGTCATGTGGTCGTTCCCGTCCGCCCAGAGCGGCGGCGGACCGGACCGGCTGATCGTCTACAATTTCGCGATCGACAAGTGGGCCTACGCGGAGGTCACCAACGACTTCGTCGCTCCACTGTTCAATGCGTCCTACACGCTCGACGATCTCGACAGCATCTCGGGCTCGCTCGACGCGCTCGGCGTGTCGCTCGACAGCTCGGCGCTCAAGCTCGGCAAGTTCGTGTTTGGCGGCGGCGTCTCGAACAAGATCGGCACCTTCACCGGGTCGCCGCTCGCTGCCATGATCGAGACCGCCGAGGCCAACCTCGTCGAGGGCGGACACGCACTGGTGACGCAGGTCACGCCGCACACGACCGGCGGCACCGTCACGGTGCAGGTCGGCGAGCGCGCACGTCAGCAGGACAGCGTGAGCTATGGCTCCGCGTCGTCGCTGAACGACGCAGGCTTCTGCCCGGTTCGATCGTCGAACAAGTACCACCGCGCCCGGCTCAATTTGAGCGGCGAGTGGTCCTACGCGCAGGGCATCGACCTGGCGGCGAGCCGCATGGGCAAGCGCTGATGGCCGACAACCAGTTCCGCTCGCTTCCGCTCGCTCATGGCGCGCGCGATGTCTACGAGGTCGTGAACAGCCTGCGCGATGGCAAGGTGAACTCGACCGGTAGCGTGACGCTGACGGCGAGCGCGACGACGACGACGGTGACGGACCTGCGCGCCGGACAGGACAGCGCGATCCTGTTCATGCCGACGACCTCGAACGCGGCGGCGGCGGCCGGCGGCATGTATGTGAGCACGCGCGGCAAACAGAGTTTTACGCTGACGCACGCGAACAACGCGCAGACGGACCGCACGTTCGCCTATGTCGTTCTCGGATAGCTGGAACAAGGCGCGGCGCATCCTGGCGCCGGCGATCGAGCACGGCGGCACGCACGACGAGAAGGACGTCTTCGACGCCATCGTCTCTGGCGCGGCGCAGCTGTGGATGCAGAACGACAGCGCTGCGGTGACGGAGATCGTGAGCTACCCGCGGGTCAAGGCGTGCCGGGTCTGGCTGGCCGCCGGCGACCTCGAGGACATCCGGTCAATCGAGCGGCAGATCGAGGACTGGGCGAGGGGCGTCGGCTGCGGCCGGCTCGAGATCATCGGCCGCAAGGGCTGGTTGAAGAAACTGAAGCACGCAGACGCGCGCGTGCTGATGACGAGAGGGATCTAGGACATGAGCGGTGGCGGATCGAAGACCGAGTATGTGACCTCCGCGCGCACGAACGAGCCCGCGGCGTTCATCAAGCCGTTCCTTGAGTACGGCGCGCAGGAGGCGCAGAACCTCTACCAGAGCTCGCTTCCGTCCTACTTCCCCGGCTCGACGGTCGTCGGGTTCGCGCCGCAGCAGGAGATGGCACTGCGCGGCATGGAGCAGCGCGCGCTTACAGGCTCGCCGATCACCGCGGCGGCCCAGCAGAACGCGGCGAACGTGCTCGGCGGATCGTTCCTCATGGGCGGCAACCCGTACCTGCAGCAGGCGATCCAGAACGCCTCGCAGCCCACGATCGACGCGGTGCAGTCGCAGTTCAGCGCGGCCGGCCGCCTGGGCAGCGGCGCGAACATGGACGTGCTGTCGCGCAACGTCGGACAGATCGCGCAGAACATGGCGTTCTCCAATTACGGCGACGAGCGGCAGCGGCAGATGCAGGTGCTGGGCATGGCGCCGCAGCTCGCCGCGCAGGATTACGCCGACTTCAACGCGCTCGCCGGCGTTGGCGATGCGCGCCGCCAGCAGGCCCAGGCCGAGCTGCAGGACCAGGTCAACCGCTTCAACTTCGAGCAGAACACGCCGGCGGAGAAGCTCGCCAAGTACATGGCGCTGGTCGGCGGCGGCCAGTTCGGCTCGACCGGTACGGAGACGCGGCCGGTGTTCTCCAACCCGCTGGCCGAAGGCCTCGGGCTGGCGACTGGTGCGGCTGGCCTGGGGAACATGCTGTTCGGCAAGGGCGGAGGCTTTGTATCGCCTGGCCTACTGAGCGGACTGATCCGCTAATCGGAGGCGCAGATGGCAACGCAAGACGACATGCTCGCCGGCCTCCTCGGAGGCATCCCTGGCGGCCCGCTCACGCAGGGGCTGCTGGCGACCAGCGCTGGCCTGCTCTCGGCCGGCGGCCCGTCCTACGAGCCGCGATCGTTCGGTGGAGCCTTGGGCGCCGGCATGATGTCCGGGCTCAACGCCTACCAGCAGGCGCAGCAGAACTCGCTCTCGCAGTACGTCGCGGCGACCAAGCTCGCGCAGCAGATGCGCCAGCAGCAGGCTTTGACCGGGCTGACTGCGAACATGTCTCCGCAGATGCGAAACCTGGCGCTTGCAAACCCGGAAGCGTTCACGAAGACGCTGGCCGAGAGCCAGCTCAAGCCGTCCGGCTTCCAGCAGAAGGTCAACGACTATCAGTCCGCGCTGCAGCATCCCGACCCGCTCGTTCGTAACGCGGCGGTCGCGCAGCTGGCCGGGGAGACGCCCGAGTTCAAGGCGCTCGTGGCAGGCATGACCGCTGGGGCGTCTGAGCGCGGCCGGTTCAACGCCGTCTCCACCGGTGAGCTCGCGGCGCGGGCAGGCGCCGAGGCCGGCGCTCGCGAAGCCGCCACGCTCCCATACGCCGGCCCGAGGGCCGCGGCGACCGCCGCCGGCAGCTTCTACGCCACGCCCCAGCGGATCGGCGACAGCCTGGTCATGATCCCTGCGCCCGGCGCTCCGGCGCTCCCAGGAGCTCCGAGGATGGGCGCTGGAGCGCCACAGCCCGGCGGCGGTGCTCCCGGTGCCCCGGCGGTGCCTGGCGCTCCTGCGGGCCAGCCTGGCGCTCCCAGCGTCGTCTATAGCGCGCCGCGGGATCCGGAGAAGACGGCGTCGATGGAGGACACGCTCCGCAAGGAGTTCGACGCTCGTGCGGAGGTCAAGGGGTTCAAGGAGGTCGCGGTAGCGTTCGGCTCGGCCATGAAGGCTGCCGACAACAAGGCTGGCGACCTCAACATCGTCTATGCCCTGGCGAAGACCTTCGACCCCGGCTCGGTTGTCCGCGAAGGCGAGAGCGTCATGGTCGTGAACGCGACCAACCTGCCAGGCCGGGTCGAGGGCCTTCTGAACTACGTCGCCGGCGGAGGCCAGCTTGGTCCGACCCAGAGGCGTGAGCTGCTCGTCGAGCTCAACACGCGCGCCATGCAGTGGAAGTCGCTCTACGACACCGCCTACCAGCAGACCTACGACATCACCGGCAGGCGCGATCTCAACGTCAGAAACGTCGTCCCCGATCGCCTTGACCTGCCCGAGTTCAAGCCGGTTCCGATCACTAGGCCGGAACCGTCACCGGCGCAGCCGCAACCGCGTCGGCCTGGGCAGCCTGCTGCGCCGCCAGGTCGCCCGTCGCTCGGCAACATCTTTGGAGGCCAGCGCTGATGGCCGAGTTCAAGGACATGGCCGATCCGGTCCGCGCAGCCCTCAAGGAAGGGTATTCGCAGGCTCAGGTGCTCGACTTCATCGGCGAGCGCTATGGCCTCGCGGACAAGATCGGCGAGGCCAGGTCGAGCGGATACAAGGACCGCGAGATCATCGGCCACCTGACCGGCTTCAAGCCGCTGCCGCATCCGCGAGAGTTGCTGAACGACCGGATGATCCCGCAAGGGCCTGCGTTGCCCGGCGACATCCGTCTCCTGCCGACATCGATCGGTGACGCAGCAAGATCCTTCGCGCTCGGGACGCGAGATGTGATCGAGGGCGCCGCCGGCATCCCCGTGATGATCGGCGACGCCGCCAACCGTCTGCTCGGCCTCCAGCCCGTGTCTGGATTGCTCGAGCGTGGCCTCGACGCCGCCGGCTTCCCGCGCGCCGAGACGGCGCAGGAACGCATGGTTGGAGACATCAACAGGGCGGGGGCCGGCGTTGTCGCCGGCGGCGCGATGGCGAAGGGCGTGTCCGCGGCCATGCCGGCGTCGCCGGTCGCTGCTCGAGCTGCGGACGTCATGCTGATGGACCCGCGCGCGCAGATGGTGGCCGCGGGCACCGGCGCAGCAGCGTCCGGCGTGGCGCGCGAGGAGGGATATCCCCCGTACGCGCAGTTCGGCGCAGGCATCGTCGGCAGCGTCGCTGCGCCTGGAACCGGCATGCGCTCGGTCACTGGAGCCACCGCAGAACGTGCGGCCGAGGCCGGCACGAATATGGTTCGCCCGTTCACGCGGGAAGGCCGCGAGGTGATCGTCGGCAATGTCCTGCGGCGGCTTGCCCGCGATCCCGATGCCGCTGCTGCTCGCATGGGAACGGCGCCAGAGTATGTCCCAGGCTCGCGACCGACCGCGGCCCAGGCGTCTCGGGACACGGGGCTGTTGTCAGCTCAGACACCGATCCAGAACATGGACGACACCGGACGGTTCGCGTCTCAGTACAGCGAGAACGCGCTATCGCGGCGCGCCGCGATCGACCGCATCGCACGCGATGAGCAAACCATCGCTCGGGCGGAAGCCAAGCGCGACGCCGTCACCGGCCCGATCCGCGAACGCGCGTTCGAGGAGGCTCGACAGAACAACGCGGCCGCCAGCGCCGGGCGCGTCGAGGCGGCGATCGACAGCGTCCTTGCTTCTCCTGCCGGCAAGCAGGAAGCCGTTGAACGCGCCATGAATTGGGTGCGAGATCGACTCCGCGGACTCCCTGGCACTGACGGCGGGATCGATCCGCAGAGCCTGTACGCGCTTCGCAAGGACATCGGCCTGGCGATGGGTGGCCGCCTGTCTGGAGAGAAGCAGGATCTTCGTCTGGCGCGCGGCGAGCTCATGGACGTGCGCCGGGCAATCGACGAGGCCATCGAAGCTGTCGCACCAGGCTTCCGCGGTTATCTCAGCACCTACCAGCGCATGAGCCAGCCGATCGACCAGATGCGACTGCTCCAGGACATCCGGCAGCGGTCTCTCGGTCAGATCGCCGATGCCACCAGCGGCGTCGACGTACTGATGCCCGGCAAGTTCAAGCAGGCGATCCGCACGCTCGCTCCCGACATTGCCGAAACACTCACGCCATCGCAGCGGCTCGTGGTCGATCGCATCGCCGCAGACCTTGATCGAAGCGCCGCAGCGTATGCGCCTGGCATGAAGCCGCCAGGAAGCGACACGTTCCGCAACATGTCGGTGTCGAACCTTATCGGCACGATGATGGCTCGAGATATCGGCGACAACGCGACTCTCAAGACGCTGTCGAAGGGGTTGAGCTTTCTCTACCGCGTGCCTGACGAGCAGCTGCAGCGTCTCCTGGTCGAGGCAATGCTCGACCCGGCGCTGGCGCGACAGTTCATGCAGAAGGCGACGACCAGCAGCGTCGAGACCGTAGGTTCGGCTCTGCGGCGCAAACTCGAGCAAACAGGCACCGCGGCTGCGACGTCGCAGTCTTCCGCCCAGTGAGGTGACCCATGCCCATCCGCGACTACTCCCAGACCGCCGGCTCCAACACCTCCATCTCGTCGATCAACATCGGCGAAGGGTGTCCGCCGTCGAACATCAACGACGCGATCCGCCAGGCGCTCGCCGACATCCGCGAGGTGCAGGCGAGCTCCACGATCGCCTCGGCCGCGACCTGCAACATCGGCGCGGCCAATGCCGAGTACCTGGCGGTCAGCGGCACCACGACGATCACCGCCTTCGACAGCGTGGCGGCCGGCGTCTACCGGGTGCTCAAGTTCGACGGCGCGCTGACGCTGGCGCACAACGCCACGTCGCTGATCCTGCCCGGCGGCGCATCGATCACCACCGCGGCGAACGACGTCGGCGGCTTCCGGTCGCTGGGCTCCGGCAACTGGCGGTGCGAGTGGTTCAGCCGCGCCACCGGCGCGGCGGTCATCACGCTGCCGATCGCCAACGGCGGCACCGGCAGCACGACCGCGTCAGCAGCTCGTAGCGCGCTCGCCGTCCCGGGGCTCGCCGACGTCAATTCCTTCACCGCCGGCAATCGCGGCGCGGTGTCTGTCCTGACCGATGCTGCCACCATCACCGCGGACTTCGCGGTCGCGAACAACTTCTCGCTGACGATCGGCGGCAACCGCACGCTGGCTAACCCAAGCAATCAGACCGCCGGCCAGAGCGGCGCGATCGTCATCACCCAGGACGGCACCGGCAGCCGCACGCTGGCCTACGGCTCGAACTGGAAGTTCGCCGGCGGCACCGCGCCGACGCTGACGACCACGGCATCTGCGGTTGACGTTATTGTGTACTACGTCGAGAGCGCCAGCCGCATCACTGCGGCCATGCTCAACGATGTGAAGTGACGCCATGATCGTCCCCGGCTCCGCACATGCCCTTCTGCTCGCGCCGAGCGGCTACCAGATCCCCTACGCGCTGCGCTTTCGCGCAAGCAACAGCGCGTACCTGAGCCGCACCTTTGGCAGCCCTACCAGCTCAACCGTGTGGACGTTCTCTGCATGGGTGAAGCGCGGCCTTCTTGCCTCGACGCGCTATCTCTTCGGAGCAAGCACAACCACCAATTTCGGGTTTAACTCGTCCGACCAACTGACGTTGACGCTGAACGGAACGACCGCATTCACATCAACAGCCGTCTTCCGCGATCCGACTGCGTGGATGCACGTTGTCTATCAGCAGAACGGTTCAGCGCAGACCTGTTGGGTGAACAACACAAGCGTCGCGACAGGGACGACAGCCGCTGCCGTGTTCAATACGGCAATTGCGCATCAGGTTGGCGCTGCGAACACGACGAACTATTTCGACGGCTACATGGCCGAGGTGAACTTCATCGACGGCCAAGCCCTGACGCCC